GCGTCCTGTCGCGCTACTGCGGCGCGGCGCCGACGGAGATCAATCGGGCCATCGCGCGGAAATGGATGCTCGGCGCGGTGAGCCGCGTCATGGTGCCCGGCGGCCAGATGGACACGACGCTCATCCTCGTGGGACGGCAGGGCGCCGGCAAGAGTTCGTTTTTCCGTGCGATGGTGCCGAGGCCCGAATGGTTCTCCGACACGGCGATGGACCTCGGGAGCAAGGACGCGTTTCAGCAGCTCTCGGGCATCTGGCTCTACGAGGTGGCCGAGCTCTCAGCGCTCCGGGCGCGTGATGCCGAGGCCGTCAAGGCGTTCCTCACGGCCCGCGCCGACCGCTACCGACCGCCGTACGGGCGGAACGTCGTCCGCATCGACCGTCAAGTCGTGTTCGTGGGCACCACGAACGAGGCCGAGTTCCTCGACGACCCGACCGGCGCGCGGCGCTTCTGGCCCGTCGAGTCGGGCGTGTTCGACCTCGACGGGCTCGCCGCCGACCGCGACCAGCTCTGGGCCGAAGCGTTCGAGATATTCACGACGGCGAATCAGGAGGCGCGTCAGTGGCACCTGACGCCCGAAGAGAGCGCCATGCTCGCCGAGCACCATACGCGGTACGCGCGCAGCGACACTTGGCGCGACGCGCTGGATGGATGGCTCGTTGGCGTCAAGCTGGCGAACGCCCGCGTCAGCGGGATCACGGTAGAGCAGGCGCTCACCGAAGGCCTTGACCTCCAGCCGCGCGACCAGCATCGCGGCAACTCCATGCGCGTCGCGTCCCTGCTCGCGTCCATGGGCTGGACGAAGCGCAAGACGCTCAACGCCGGACAGCGCGCGTGGCGGTGGTTCCCGCCGGACTGACGGCGTGTCCAACCTGTCCATCCTTCTGGCCAACCTCGCGAGAGGTTGGACAGCGAGACAGCAGGAAGGACCGCGTGAAAGACGAGGTGTCCAACCTGTCCAACCTCATTCTATAAATACATGAAAGAGTAGAATATGATGGTGTATAGGCCTTATAGAGTTTTGCTACGAGGTTGGACACCCGCAGGCAAAAACCGGGCACAAGTGGGCGTAGGCCGCGCACTTTCGAGGTGGCCAACCTCCTTCTACGAGGTTGGACACTTGACCGGTTATCCTTAGATGAGCGCCTCGCGCCGCGATGGGGGACGGGAGGGGCCTCGAGGCCGTGCATACCGACCGGACCCCCCCCGACCGCGATAGCCCCTCGTCCTTTTTGCGCTGTCCCAAAAATTGACGGCCTCCCGGCCGACAGGAACGAGCGATGAAGTCATCCCGAACACGAGCCGCGCGCGCAAAGCTTCCACCGGCGCCCTCGTCGACGCCCGACGTGTCCTACGCCGAGTACCTCCGCGCCAGCCTGATCCAGCTCGAAACGGCCGCGCTCAACGCAGCCGAGGCCGGTAGCTGGCAAGCGGTGAGCACGCTCAAGCTTCGCGCCCTCGACTGCCGTGTGCGCTTGGACGAGGAGATTGCAAAGGCGAGCTCGCCTGACGCGTCGATGTCTGACGAGCAGCTCCTCTCGATCATCGTCGCCGCCGTCGCGTCGATGCCGCCGCAGCACCTCGAGCGCATCGAGGACGCCGTCGACATGCGCCGCTCGGGCAAGGTGGTTCGGATGTCGGGCGGGGGCGCATGACTCCCTACGCGTCGGGCAAGCGGTGGACCATCTACAACGGTGACGCGATCGACTGGCTTGCGTCCGTTGCGGATGACGAGGCGGACATCTGCGTCACTGACTCGCCGTACAGCATCAACACGAAGTCAGACGGCGACGGGAAGCTCAACCCGTGGGCTGATTACTGCAACGCGGCGCTTTGGTATACGACGTGGATTCGGGAGGTTCGACGCGTGCTTCGGCCGCATGGGGCTTTGTTCGCGTGTCTCAACTGGCGATCACAGGTTCCCTTCCAGAAGGCGGCCTGTGACGCCAAGTGGCCGATCGAGTCGATGCTCGTGTGGGACAAGCGATGGATCGGCCCCGGCGGTTCTCGCGGGCTTCGTCCTGCATACGAGCAGGTTGCCCTATGGCTCCGTGAGCGCGGACAGGTCCACGATCGGGGTCTCGCGGACGTCCAGCCGTTTCCGTGGTCAGGCGTGAAGCCTACCGGACATCCAGCCGAGAAGCCCGTGCCTCTCCTCCAGTGGTGCATTCGCTCGGTGACGACGGATTCCGACCGCCTCGTGATCGACCCGTTCATGGGGTCCGCTCGGACGGGCGTCGCCGCCCTCTCGCTCGGGCATCGGTTCGCCGGGTGCGACATGGACGAGGCCTGGTGCGAGAAGTCGGCCCGGTGGCTTGCCGACGCGGAAGCCGGTGGCGTCCAGGCCGGGCTCTTCGCGGTGGGCGCGTGAGCCTCTCCGCGCTCGCATCCGCCGCGCACGTCCTCGGACAGCGGGCGCACGCCGACCCGCTCGCCTACTACCGCCCGACGCCGCCGCAGCTTCGCTTCCTCCAGAGCACAAGCCAGATCAAGCTGTTCCGCGCCGGCAACCAGGCCGGGAAAACCTGGGCGGGCGTCGCGGACTGCATCTGGCGCTGTCTCGGCGCGCACCCGCACACGTTGGTCAAGTCCGCGCCCATCGAGGCCTGGGTCGTCGTCGTGTCGTGGGAGCAGTCGCTCTCCATCCAGGGCAAGATCTGGCAGCTCCTCCCGAAAGACCAGATCGAGGGCGACTGCGAGTACACGCCGGGCAAGGGCTTCCGGGGCAAGGTGCCCATCGTCCGATTCAAGAACGGGTCGATCCTCCGAATCCGCACCGTGAACCAGGGCGCGCTGGCGCTCGCGGGCGCGACGATCGACTACGTCCTGATTGACGAGCCGCCGCCCGAGGCCATCTGGTCCGAGCTCGCCGCGCGCGTGCTTCGCCAGCGAGGCCGCATCGCGATCACGCTCACGCCTATCGGCCTGCCGCTCGGCTGGCTTCGCGCGCTGGTCGAGTCCGGCCAAGTGGAGGACATCCACACGCCGTTGACGGTCGAGGCCACCACGCCGATCGGCGGCCGGCCGTTGCTCCGCGCCGACGACATCGCGAAGCTTGAGGCGCAAGTCCTGCCCATGGAGCGCGCCCAACGCATACACGGCGAATGGGAGGCGGGCTACACCGAGGGCCGGGTGTTCGTCCAGTTCGACGCGACGACGATGGTGCGCGACGAGGCGCCGACGGGCGAAGCGCAGATCGCGATCGGCGTGGACCACGGCAAGGAGTCGGGCGCGCAGACGGCGGTCATGGTGGCCGTGACGCGCTCGCGCGACAACGAGCCCCGGATCACGGTGCTGGATGTCGTGAGCTCAAACGGGATGACGACACCCGAGGACGACGCCGCACAGATCCTGTCGATGATCAAGCGAGCCGGCCTCCGGTGGGAACAGATCGACCGCTGGGTCGGCGACCGCGCGGCCGTCAGTCGCCGGGGCGGGGCGCTCAAGTCGAACGCGCTGCTCGTCCAGGCGTTCGAGAAGACGCTCAAGATCCCGATCGGGACGTGGCCCGCGAGGATTCATACGGCGTACAAGCCGGCCGGCTCGGTTTACCACGGCTACCGCGTGCTCCAGGCCGCAATGCTACGGGGCGACTTCGTGATTCACCCGCGCTGTAAGCGCCTCATCGACGACCTCGGCAAGTTCGACGGGCGCGCCGCCTCAGAGCACAAACACACGATCGACGGGCTACGCTACGCGCTCGAGCTCGTGACGCGTCGGCAGTACCAGCCGCAGCTCGTTCGCATCGGATAGGATGACGCCATGAACGCCAGCATGACCGCCCCGATGCCGCCGGCCCCCGGCAACCCCGACGAGGCCCGCCGCGTCGAGCACACGCGCCACCGATACGCCATGATGGAGGGGCGGTGGCAACCGATCCTTGAGAGCTACATGGAGACGCAGCTGGGCAGCGTCCGGCGCGCGGCCATGGGCCTCGTGGACATCAGCTACTGTGCCCTCCGCACCACGTCGTACGAGCTCGCGACGCTCTACGATGCCGAGCCCGACGTGCGACACAACCAGTTGTCCTCGCCCAACATCGACCGTCTCGTCGGCTCGGCGGGCTCGATCGCGCGCTCGGGCCTGTGGTCGCAGATGTCGCGCTTCCAGGCCTACACGTTGGCGCTTCGGGAGATGTGGATGCGCGCCGATGTCGAGGATGGGCGCCTCGTCTACCGGCCCGTGCCGCCGCATATGACGATGGCCGAGGCCGATCCGGCGAGGCCCAACGTCCCGACGCTGTTCGGCGAGCTCCGGCTGCGTCAGGTTGAGGCCCAGCTCCTCTGGACGTTCGAGGTGTGGGACATTCGCAACCCCGCGAACCCGACATACCGGGTGGTCGAGGCGCTCGACGGCTGGAAGTTCGGGCGCGACCTGACGCGCTCGATTCACGGCGCGACCTACGACGGAGCCAACTACCCGGCGAGCTGGCGCCGCGCGAACGGCACGCCGATCATCCCGGCGATCCTCTACCACGCGTCCACGTACGGCGATCGGCTCTTCGATCCGTTCGCGAACATCGAGCTTTACACCGGCTCTCTCCAGCTCGGGCTGTTCTACAGCTACCTCGCGCATTGCATCCGCGACGCCAGCTACCCGCAGCGGTACGCCGTCGGCGTCCGTGTCGCCGGCATGGATGCCTCCGACCTCGGGAGCCGCGCCGCGCGCTCCGAGGTGACGACGGACCCGACCACGATCCTCATGCTCGATCCGATCTCGGAGACGAGCCAGCCGATGCTTGGACAGTTCGCGGCCGGCTCGGACGCGGAGAAGCTCGAGCAGGTGATTGCCGCGGTGGCGCACCGACTCGCGACCGACGCCGGCCTCGCGCCGTCGGAGCTCCAGCGGACAAGCGGCTCCGCGCGCTCGGGCTACGCCATCTCGCTCTCCCAGGAGGGCAAGCGCCAGG